GTCGGTGCGTTTTATATAGGAGCGGTAACGCTTGATGTTGTCGAGCACGTTCTTGTGCTGGCGCAGGAACTCGGCAGGGTCAGTTTTGAGTAGCTTCATGAGCTCTGCTATCTCTGAGCGTCCGAAGAGCAATGGGTGCTTACAGAGAAACTTGCCCGTGTCGTTGAACGATTGCAGCTCGGCGAATGCCTGAAGATTACGTATGCGCAATTCTGCCATATCAGCTACTGCCTGCGCATTACGCTCTTTCTCCAGCAGTTCGTCGAGCTGCTTCATCTTGCGATAAGTGTTGATGCGGTCGTTATAGAGAACTGTTGCCATCTGCACGTCCGCATCAGCAAGGTTTTCCCAGTCTATTTTCGGGTACTCTTCTTCTTTTTTTTTGGAGTAGCAGGCTTCTTTGGTTGATTGCCTTTTCCTTCTTCGGAAGAGTTATCCACAGAGTTATCCACATTGTCGGTTTCCGCACCAGTTTCCTCTGATGGGGTTTCGTTACCTTCACCATCTATTGGGTTCTCAGTACCAGTTTCCTCTGATGGAGTTTCGTTACCTTCACCATCTGTTGGATTCTCTGTATCAGTGTCCTCTGATGGAGTGTCGTTACCTTCACCATCTGTTGGGTTCTCAGTACCAGTGCCCTCTAATGGAGTACCGTTACCTTCACCATCTATTGGGTTCTCAGTACCAGTGCCCTCTGATGGAGTACCGTTACCTTCGCCATCTATTGGGTTCTCAGTACCAGTGCCCTCTAATGGAGTACCGTTACCTTCACCTCCAGAATTGTTATCAGTGTCTTTATTTTCTGTAGCAAAGAATTCGCGACGATTTCGCACGATTTCGTCGTGTTCACAAACATCGAGCAATGCAAACAGAATATCTTCTGAATTCTTCTCGGGTGCATGGTCGAATCGTACAAAGTCGGTGCTTTGTGGATTCTTCTCATGCAGCAATGCGAGGTCGGCTTCTACAGCCTGCGGATTAACAAGCTGGTTGAAGTGAATAAGCTTTTCTCTTGTACTATACATGGTTTCTTATTTTAAGTGAAGAGAGCAGAAAAACAGAACGCCGTCCTTCTGCTCTCTGTAGCGTGTTATACTCCTGTACGAGATACTTCTACAAGTGTCGTTGTGTCAAGAACACGGAGCGTAATAGATGCACCTTCCTTTGCCGTCCATGTGGCACCGTCTTCGAGAACGAAGGTTGAACCGTCTGCAATAGTGGCAGGCTTATCGGTACCAGCACCGATAAGGGTAATGTATCGTCCCTTGTCCGCCTTGGTAAGACCCGATACGCTTGCAATGGCTGCAGCACCTGTTGTACCATTGGCGATTTTGTAGGTATTGGCATTTGCCTTAATGGTAATGCTTGTAGCTCCAGCAGCCACTTCTCCAGCATCCACTACGGCAGGATTACCAGTATAGAGGAGTGGTAGGTCTACAGAATTACGCTTAAAGGTGAATGTTCCATAACGCCCGTCCTTATCGTCTTTGACCTCCGTATTGGCAAGGATAATAGGACGCTCGAGTTCACCAAGGATATACCAGTCGGAAGACTTAACGTGCTTGTAGAAAAGAATGAACTTTCCACCACTGTATTCCTCGATGAAATTGTACAAGTTCACACGGGCACCACCCATGATGAGAACGAAACTATTTTCACCAGAAGTCGTAATATCTCCCTTTTCTGTAGTTCCTGTAAAGGATGGTATATCATGCGCCTCAAAGTAATGAGGTATTTCGCCTGGTTTTAAAGGTATAGGTGCAACCTCGCGTTGTCTATTGGGCTGTGGGAATGGCTTTGTGCGGTCTATTTGATCAAGTGCCACAAGGTAAACTATATAGGAAATAGCAGAACCATGCGTATCACGGTCAGACACATCATCGATATGTCCTACCACAGCCATAGAGGCAAATGAAACCAAAGAGCCGGTAGCCCCGAGTAAAGAGTAATCGAGTAATGCTGCAAGGAGCATTGCGAAACCAAACACTGCAAATGTTACCATGAACATTCTGCGAGCTTGACGGTCGGCGTAATTGAAACCCTTGTTAGGGTTGTATGCACGGCATCTTTTCTGAATTTTTGTTCTTATCATTTCTTTCTTAAATTTTGCGGGGAGCAGTAGAACACTCCCCACGGTGAAACAATATCTATATATTAAAAATGGATTCCTAATTAGCGACCTCCAGGAACGTTAGGCTGGAGTGCCTTGTTGATGGTGCGTTTACCACCTACGCAGCGTTCCAACTCGCGGAAGTTACCATCGTTACCAAGAATCACCATAATGTAGTCGCCTACCTCTGAAGCATTAAATGCTGCAGTGAGATTAGCAAACTTACCACTCTTGGCAATCTTTGGAAGATGAGTCTTATCGCCACACTCAATGCAGTAAGCTACTCCAGCCTTTGCATTTTCGATGTCGGTGTAAGTTTCCTGTGTTGTTGCGCTTCCAGTAGTCAACCAGAAACCCTTGTTGGCATCCAACTTGTCGACGATAGTTGCTGCAAACAGGTTGATGAAAATCTGCTGCCACTCGTAGTTGTTGTCGTCCATAGCTTTCTTGGTGTCGAAGCGACGACCAGTGAACGATGCTGAACAACCTTCTTTCCAAGTGCTCCATGCACGAACTTGTTCCATTTGCTCCTGCATCTTCATTGAGAGCATCTCGCCAGGAACGAACTCAAGGAACTGAATGTTGCCTGGTTGATGCAGCATCATGAATGGAAGCTGACCGAGGTATGGCAACCAAATAATACGGACGGTAGTATCAGGAACTATATTGAGAGCTCCCATCGGACCAGAGAAGTCGGTATCCTTGCCATAAGTGGCACGTACATTCTTAATCCACCAAGCTTGGTGGTTCTTGTTCAAGTAGATGCAGTGCTGATCAATATCCATGTCTTCCGTAACGGAAGCACGTATGTCAGCAATGAATTCCTGTACTGCAGAAAGGAATGTTGCCTGTGTGTACGAACGATAAATCTCATTGGCATGTGGCTTGATGTCGTACTGGTGAACATAACGCAGAAGCGTATAGAGAACACCAGTACCAGCATTGTTGTAGCTGCCAGCTACGCCCTGTTCTGGCTTAACATAGATACCACGCATACGACGTTTGTTCTGTTCTACCTGTGCAGTAATGAGGGTGTTGAGTAATTGATACTCAATCATCGTCCACTTAATAGGATCTGAACCTTCCTTGTTGAGATAGCCGATATACTTACGCTCGAGTTCCTTCATTGGTCCCCATTCCATCTTAATCATGGCGTCGTCAACGTAACCATAGTGGTTCTCTATCTTCATACCGCCCTTAAAGACTTCGCCAGACTGATAAGCCTGTGAAATTTCGTCGAAGAATGTGTTGAAGACCAGAGCACGGTCTTGATAGCCATAAGCAACAGGGAAGTACTGTGTCATATCACGTACTTGGAGCACGCGAGCAATGAGCGCATCTTGACGCAAGATAACGAACTGCTCTCCAAGACCTGCGTTGTCTACTCCATCGTAGTTCGTAGCATAAGTACCCTTTGCAAGTGCAGCTGCATCAAGCATCTTGTTTTCCTGAAGATACTGGTAACGCTGCTTGAGCGACTTGGCATATTGGCAAGCTGCCTTATGGAAGGCAACACCGTCCACTTGTTCGTCAACTTCGGGCAAAGCTGCAGCAGCACGAGGATTTGCAGCTATCTTATTCCAACGACTATCCATAGAGAACATCGAGTGCTCTATTCCAAACAAATACGTTGGAGTGTTACCGAAACCATTGATACTAACTGGAGCGGAATTTACAGTCTGCTCAGGAACATCTGGTGCAGCTTTCCCCCCCAGTGCCTGAACATCGGCACGGAGTCCGTTAATGCCTGCGATGATGCTTTCAACCGAAGCATTGGCTTGCTGAACTGGTTGCTTGCCATCTTCGTTATCTACGGTAGCTGCAGGAGCAGAACCAACAAGTACCTCGTGAATGGCATTGAGCATCTTTTGGAACTCGGCAGCCTGTTCTGCCGTTTTCTTGGCAGCTTGTTCTGCTGCAAGGTCTTCGCTCAAGTCTGTCTGATACTTCTTTTGGTATTCAGTTGCCAACGAACTGAATTCCTCGTTGGAGAGGGTTTTGTCCTCGAACTTCTGTTTAAGATTAAGAAATTCGAGAATTTTGGTAAGTCTTTCTTTAAAGTCCATAAAAAAACTAAGATAAAAAATTAAACATTATATATTGTATATGGCAGTCTTCATTTTTTTTGTATCTGTATACTCGTTTGCCATAGCAACAGCTTCTGAAATGGCTTCACCCATAGTTCTGCTACCGTCAGTAAGACCGATTTCCATAGCCTGCGGAGTGAAGAATGTTTCTCCACGCAATACTGGTGCGTCATCAGGGAGGTCTGTGAGCTTACTCCGCTGAGAACGTACTGCAGAAAGAAATTGTTCATTCATAGGATTGAGTACTTCATTGACGTATCTCTCGTATTTGCCGTCATACACATCCTCGAAGGTCTTGTTCTTCAAGTCTGATTTGGTCGCTTTCGCTTTCATGTGCTTGATACCAAGTTTCTCGTAATATCCCTCGAAATTGTAAAAGCTACACATGGTACCGATACAGCCCACGTAATCATTTGCAGTACGGGCATAGACACGTTGTCCATGACAGCCGATGTAGTATCCTGCAGAACAACACATCTGTTCATAATATGTGAGAATTGGTTTCTCGCAGCTACGCAGTGTTTCGCTCAGTCGGTCAAGATACCACGCCTCTCCACCTGGAGAATTGATATGCAGGAAATGGCAGGTGATCTGTGGATTGGCTTCCGCTGCCTGAAGGTCAGCTTCAAGTTGCTTGGAAGAGAAATACCAATAACTGTTAGCCATGACAGTACCCCAAACACGATGGTAAGCAATACTGCCTTCAGGAAGTTCTTCATTGTCGAACTCGTCTGTAAGTGTTACTCCAGGAATGTCATTCTCCTGTGTCAGCATCTTCTGCAGCTCCTGAAGGGCTGTATGAGTCTCGAATTGATACCATGTGTGGTCTTTCAGATAAGCAGCTATTTCGGTAGGTGTGAAACCGTAGGCTCCTTTCGGGTTCGAATTATCATCTATCTTACCATTGAGAGGAAAGGCAGTAAGCATGGCTTGACGATACCCATCAATGGTAATAAACAGTGGATACCCTGAAATTAAAAGGTTCTGTAATTCGTTCATCAAAATCTATTTTTGATGCGAATTTACTATATAATAAGGTGTATGCAAAAGACCTATAAAAAAGGGTCTGCAAGCATTTTGCACTTGATAACGAGGTTGGCAGAGTTCAGATTCGATGAAATTTGAACTCGTGCAGGAATATCCAATGTGCCTATCTCGTAAATTTTACTATTGGAAGTTTTTATCTTCACGATAGCATTTCTCTCGATAGAGAAGAAGCGTTGAGCATTTCTGTTAGGTACTTCTATTACGAGTGTCTTGTCGCAATTCCAATAATTTCCGCTCTCGTTCTCAGAGAGTTGGGGGATATAAGAGAAAGTATCTGCTATGAATTCATATACTCTTGGTTGGCTGCCTACTCCTGAATCAATAGGGGTAACTTCTATAAGATTTGAAAATTCTATCATAATTTGCTTTTTAAATTGACAAAAACGGTTATTCGGTATGTATTAAATGATGTTAAACGGATATTCTTTTATTATATTTTCTCTTCTTTTTCGGGTGCAAGAGGTTACGGAAGCGATAAAAGTTCTTTAATAATGCATCGGAAGAAATTGAAAATAAACGATATCTGCGAATGAACTCAAAGATAACTTCACTGTTATTGCGTTCCCTTCCAAACTCTTCGTTTTCCAGTAAAACGCTGTGTAGCTCAAAATTGAACATTCTTCGAATCTGTTTTTCTATTTCCTTTGCAGCAGCAGGAGACAGGTAATTATAATATGCAGGGTCTTTCCAGGCAATACCGTCTCCACCTTTCCGACATGGGAGGGAAATGCGAAGATTGCCGTCAGTATTATCAGGTTGGTTGGCACGCTGTCTTGACATGTTCTCCCAAATACAGTGGTAGAGGTCAGAAGTGTGTGGTATTTTTACCGTTCCACTTTTTTTATCCACACCGTATTTCCCGATAATGTACTCTGCAAGATAGGGTTCAATCTTGATAGTAGCATTTTTTTTAAAGGCTCTTTTTTCTTTGTGCATTCTATTTTTGAAATTTTGTGTTCCTACCGTCCTACAATCCTACAAATTTTGTGGCGGTTTGTGCAAAGTTACTCAAAATCAATTGATTATAGAAAATATTTCAATCATTTTTTTGCTTATTTCACTCAAAAACATCAACCTATACCGTCCTACAAAGCCCTAAAAGTGCAATTTTGTAGGACGGTATAGTCAAAAAGGTGTTTCCTACAGAAAAAACCTATTTCCTACAACGTCCTACAATCCTACACCATTTCCTACATACATAATTACTTCAATATATTACTATAATTATTTGATATATAAATAGTTATAGTAAATAACGTTTGAAAAAGAAAATTAATTTGTAGGATTGTAGGATTGTAGGACGGCTTTTTTCTGAAAAATACTTTTCAAAAGCTGTGTTTTCCTTGTTTCATTGAAAATTTAGGGGGTTCGGGGGAATTTGCGCTTTTTCCGTTGGGATAGAATATGAAATGAGCCGTACCTATCTTCGCAGACTGGCACGGCTCTCGTCTAATAAAAAAAAACAACGTTTTTGGAGAAAATAATATCCTTTTTTATTTGGTAAAATCACTTTTTTTTCGTGCCTTTACATCATTAAATTGGGGGCATATATACTCTAAAAGAGTAATTTAGGAGTCTTATTTTTATCACCCAATTTGATTATAAACACCTCCTTTTATAAAACATATCCAGTGTGTATTGGCACGCTTTCCTGATATATGTCCAAAAATCGGCTTAGCTGGTGTGAGGTTTAGCACCTCAGAAACTTTTATGTCTGTCTCATTCCATTTAAAAATGAGAAAGCCATTGCGTTTGAGGACACGGAAACACTCTTTGAATCCAGCTGATAGGACTTCCTTCCAATCGCAGCCTAAATGTCCGTACTTTGTCATTTGCCAACCCTTCAACTTTTTAGAACTCCCTGTGTATTTCAGGTGCGGAGGGTCGAATACCACCATAGAGAAACTCTCGTCAGGATATGGCATGTTCGTGAAGTCCGCTTGAATATCGGGCTTTATCTCAAAATGCCTTCCATCGCATAGCGTAGTTTCAAGACTTCTTATATCTTGAAATAAGACACGGTCATCATTCTTGTCGAAATAGAACATCTTGCCACCACAGCAGGCGTCAAGAATGGTTGCTTTATCCTTCATGTTAATCTACTCTTTCAAAAGTATAAACTACCACCCATGGATTACGTTTCCACGTACCCCTGCCACTGATTTTATCAATTAAATCTGCGTAGGCTCTTTGAGGAGAAGAGAAAAATTTAAGAATATTGCCATATATCTGTCTCGCTTTAGGTTTGACAGTGAAAAAGTAAGCATCATATCCGATAATTGATAATGATTCAATAAATGTTATACCTTCCTTAAGGCAATCTTCTTTTGAAATATCTTGTAAGCGTTCAATCTTTATATCTGTAATCCTGATGTGGTGGGGCATCAAGTCAGCACGGACAAACATCTTATTCTCATATCCAGCGGAACTCTCACACACATGGTCGAGCCATTCTGGAGCAGTATATCCACTCTTGTTAAGGTTATGATATGATTGTGCTATTGCTACAACTTCGCCGATGTTGTAGCGTGGGATAATATAGTCTATTGTATCTCCATTTTTATTGTAAAGGGTAAATATCCACCGCCCTTTATCATTTAAGCCTCCCTCAATCTTAAAGCCTTCATCAAGCATACGAGCAGAAGGCTCAAACCTTTCAATTCGCCTTGTCATTGTCTTTGTTCCACTCAGCACCGCCTGCGTGAGGTTGTACGGGTCATTGAACATCATCTTTTTCATATTCCTTATACTTTCACAATACTTCCATATAAAAGTCTTCGACCTCATATCCTGCATTGTCTTTAATTAATGGGTTGTCTGAAGAACAACCATTTATACCGAAATCTAATTTAAGGAGTTCTTCTACGTCTTTCTCTTTGTATTCTCCCTCTATTTCTATTTGAAGTTCTACTTTTACTTTCATGTTTCTATTATTTATTTGTTTTACTTACTCTATCTATCGTGTCTATATCTTTTTCAACTTGGTCTAATCGACCTCGTTCTATACCTCTTTCGTAGGCTGTGCCAACACATATGACACATACTATTAGAATAACTATTCCTGTTAAAAATCCAAATATAAAACTTACCATATTTCTTTTCTTTATTTAATGTTCTAAAAAGGTTCATCACTATCTTGCATAGGAGGAAAAGGGAAAGCCTGTTCTGTAGGTGTGCTTGGAGCTGCAGGAGGTGTTTCCTGTCCTTTCGCAGGAGCATCTTCTTTTGTAAATGTTCTGCGGAAATCGATGTTATACAATTCCTTAAACTTATCATAGTCAATAATAATCGCACTGGTAGATGTTTCTTTCTTCTCTCGTACCTTCACGACTGTTTCCTGATCATCGTTTCTTGGAACTTCAACAGTATCTTCCCAAATGAAGCGACGAGATGGAACTGTGCCAATGTAAGAGGGGTGGCTTCGTAGGTTCTGCTCCAGTGTAGAGAGCGTGCTTCCTTCCGTATTGTATCCTCCACGGTCGAAGATGGCGAAAATGGCACTCAAGCGTAGGAAGAGAACGTTGGTACCTGGTCCGAAGGTGAAGGTGTGTTTATCTCCACGAGAGTCTTTACCTGTAACATTCTTCGGTTGTTCAATGAGGAACTCACGACCTTCAACAACCTGCTTGGTATCTATCATGTTGTTTACAGCTGTAAAGAACATGGCCAGTTTATCAGTGCTGCGGATAAGTGAGAGTTGGAATTTAATCTTTTCCTGTGCTATCTTGAAAAAATCAGCATAAGAAAAAGGAAGTTGCAAGTTTGAATATTGCTCAATGAGTTTCACTGTTCCTAAGAACAAAGAAGCGGTCTTCATAAGACGGTCCATTTCGCCTGAATTGATAACATCTTGTTTCAACTCATTGTACGCTTCCTGCTTTAATTGTCGGAAATGGTCCATAAACATAGGACGAAGCTCCAATATCTGCAGGAGTACATTTGACAATCCAACTTTGTTGGGGTCTTCTATGCTTTTGAGTTCCTCAAATATTCGCACCTCCTCTGGAGTTCTGTTGCGAGGTTTCGGAACTTCACATACGACGACACGGCTCATCAAAGCATTGTCGTCGCGCTGGGGAGTTTCCTGTCCACATATAATGACGGGGGCGAAAACTTTGTCGTTTTCGATTTCCCTTCCTGATGTACCTCTTCTCTTCTGTTTGCCATCGCCGTCGTAAACGATACCTTTCAAAGCTTGAAATTTCGTATCGCTGATGTCCTTGTTATTGTACTCATCGAGCACAACAGGCACGTCCTTAAACGTTCCCATGATAGTGGACATCGCTGCATCTGTACCCGTATTCAGGTTAAAAATCGGAATGTTTGGTGATATGAACAAAGAACGAATTGAGATTGCTATCTGTGTTTTACCCGATGACATCGGACCCATGAAGAACGGAGCAGTGAACAAGCGGTCTATGCAGTGAATGTTGCTTCGGAAAGCGCACATAATGGCAAAGATGATAGCCCACTTTCCGTTATCGTTGATTTTATACACCTGGTCCATTAAAGAAGCCCATTTTTCAAATGACACTCTTTTATCTGCAGGCACTTCTTTGTAGACCAGCTGGCTTATGAGTTCATATTTGTCAGATTGTTTTCCGCTGCCTGCGTAAATTGTTGAGAAAGCTGGCAGGTAGTAGTTTTTCTTATTGTGGGTAACGACACCCAGTTCATTGACTGGGTCAAATCTCCATTGGTCATCAACATTGTGAAATATGCCATTTGCAAAGGAGAAGAATTGTTCATCGGTCTTTCTGCTCATGCCCTCACTCTGTTGATTCCCGTAGGTCTTAACCTCCGAGCACATTACGAAATGGCGACTCATATAAGTCTTGATAGCTTTCCATTGCCATTCCTCGCCATTGAAGTTCACTGCCTCGTAATTGATAAGCACCTCTTCTATCGACGACATCTTCAGCATAGCCTTTGAGGGTATTTCGATGTAGATAGGCGTGTCGTAGTAACGGCGGTTGATACGTAATACACGTTTGTTCTGTTCGAAATCGTCTGAGAAGATGTGCAGCAGCGGTGTCATGAAGAAGTCGGCAACTTGTGTCATGCCATTACCGTTCTTGTTCCTGAACATATAGCATACAGGTTCACTCTTTTTATTAAGGCGAGGATAATAGTTGCATTCTCTCCACATCTTGCGGTACTCCTCATTCTCTTTAACGTAATCGGGAGGTTCATTTACATCGAACTCTTCGTCGGCAAGATTATCGTTCAGCAGGTTTACTTTCAGTGCCGATTTACGCTTTTGGACGAAAGGCTTTCGGATTTCGTCGAAATCTCCCTTGCTGAGCTGCAGCGCAGAACAATAGTCTTTGCGCTTTATTGTTACAATGCTCTCTTCTACATAAGAGGTGAGCTCAACACATCTTTTTATAAGTGGAGCTTTATCGCCCAAATAATCTCTTAGGAAAGGTGCATGCAGCGCAATATAATAATCTACAAATGAACCTGTAGCATCATTATGAGTGATTTGTATGTTGATGCCGGAGCGAAACATCTCTGCCAACGTGTGTAGGTAATCACTCTCCTCACCATCTGCATTGATGCTGCAGCCTGTCTCGGAAGATATAAAGTAACAATACACACGACGGAGTTCTTGAATATCATTGCTCGATGGGCGACCTGCCACATATACAATAGGTTCTTCTCCATATTGGTCGAGGAAGTCCTGCATCACCGACGTCAGAATAGCAGGGTTGTCTTTCTTTATGTTTTCTTTCAATGAATCTATACCGAAAAGTCCTGCCTGCATTTTTGATTTAGGCAGTGTTTCTTTTATCTTCAGGCGGAGATTCCGTACACTTTCCTCGATGATGTTGAATTTAGTTTTGAACTCCTTGGTAACAGATTTCATATACTCAAGGCGAAGAGCTGCATCCTGAACACAAGCAATGAGTGAACATATTGTATTCAACCCGTCGCTGATGATTGTTTCGTCCTTGCAGCCGTGCGGTATTATCATCTTCTTAAAGGCTGTTGGAAACGATTCCGTCAGCCCTTTCAGCTTTTCTTTTGTCCCAGTGCCATTCTCTTTCGCAAATTCGTCGGGGTCTGTTCCTTTCGGAAGACGGATACACTTCACTTTTGCGCCTGCTTTCAACAGAAGTTCGCAGTTCTTCAGCGATGCTTTCACGCCTGCTGCATCTGCATCATAGACCATTACGATGTAATCTGTAAAGCGCAGTAGCAGTTTTACCTGCTCATCGGTGAATGCAGTACCACTGCCACCGATAACATTTTCTACACCTACCTTGTGAAGCGACATTACATCGAATTGTCCCTCTACAAGGTAAACAAAGCCTTGCTTACCGATAGATTGCCGAGCTTGATAGAGTCCGAAGATATGCTTGCCTTTTGTAAATAAAGGAGTCTCGCTGGTGTTTACATATTTCCCTACGCCATCTTTTGGTGTGATGATTCTTCCGGAGAAACCGATGATGTGTCCCTGCATATCATAGAATGGGAACATCAACCTATCTCTGAACCTGTCATAGACACGTCCTTCATTATTGCCCACCACATCTACATCTTGCAGTATCTGCTGAGAATAGCCTGCTTTGGTGAGTTCTGACATCGCCACATTCCCCATAGGCGCATACCCGACACCAAAATCAGCTAAAGCTTTATCAGAAATATGGTATCCGCGCGTAGCAAGGAAACTCTCCGCCTGTTGCAAATTTTTCTGAAAGAATTTTGCTGCAGCTTCTATCGCAATTCGTTGCGCTGCCTTCTGCTTGTAACGTTCTTCTTCTTCCGGACTCATTTCCTTTTCGGGGAACTCCAAGCCTGCTTGAGTAGCGCACCATCGAAGAGCAGATGTAAAGTCCATGTTCAGATGATTCTGAATAAAGGCTATGACATCTCCGCTTGCCCCACAAACAAAACAATGATAAGTCTGTCTTGCTGGACTGACCATCATTGATGGTGTGTGGTCATCATGGAAAGGGCATACTCCTTTATAGTTCACACCTGCTTTATGTAAATGCGTAAATGACTCTACAACATCTACTATATTTAAAGCTGACTTTACTTTTTCTATAAAGTTTTTATCTATCATTTTTGCTTATTTCAATTCTTCTTCCGTAAATAGCTCCAACTGACGACTATCGACGGCTTCAGTAACGGTTACTCCTAAATATTCAGCTACGGCAGCATATTCCTTACCCGTGATGGGTTTTCGTCCAAAGTAAAGATCCCAGTATCGACGTTGCCCAATACCCGTCTCATTGTAAAAGAGTCTTGTAGGGGTAAAGTCTTCGGGATGGCGAAATTTTATCTTAAGCAGTGCTATCAATAAATTTCGCTTTACCAACTGACCTGTTGTTAATTTACGTCGCAAGACGTAAAGCCTGACAGACATCGGACTACGCTCCAAGTGTTTCCCCATGTCTTCAAACGACATTTTTCCAAGGTTTTGCCTTACAAAATCATCGTCTTGGGAGTTCCATCTTCTGTTGCCCTTCTTTCCCATGTTGTGTGATGCTATTGAATTGGTGGTCGAAACTTAATATTGCAACATTGTCCGCAGGATGTATACGACCCAAATTTAATTGAGCATATACCCTGAGAGACTCTCTGAGTAAAAACAATTCCCTTTCGGTTAAATCTTGAATGGAGTATTTACCCCAGCTGTCTTTATCAATATACATTTTTCAGTTGAATTTAAGGTCAAATTTAGAATCTCGCATAAGAGGTGTACCAAGAACTCTGTGGAATTTCCCATCCTCTTTTTGTGTCAAGAATATGTCTTTCTCATTTTCTTTGTTATAAGAATGAGCTCGACCATATTCGTCCCACACAATCTGCAGATCGCCTTTATGTCCGTTTACCTGTCTGACGTATGAATGTCTTAACTTCATCTCGTCAATTACAATATCACTACCAAGAGCATCTATAGCTTCTTCAAATTCTTTTACTTTCATAGTTTCTTCTTAGATTGACATTTTTTTATATTGCTGTATTGTACATACTCTTTGAGTTTCAAGCAATACAGCCCATTAATACAATTACGGTGGAACTTACAGTTCCTACACTCATCACACATTGGGGAAGAGTTCTTTTTCGGATTTTCGCAAATAATCCGCAATGACCTTTCTTTTCAGAGGGTCTGGCATAAAGTCGCCTCGTAACCATCTGTACACTGTCGAATTCGATACTCGACAAATCTTCGCCAAATCCATAATGGTTTGTTCTCTTTCATTTGGCAAAGAATTTACATAATCTTTAAATTCCATATTTGATGTTTTTTTTAAGTTTTATTGCTACTTCAAATATTTTTTACTATTTTCGTAGCGCATAAATTATTACGTAGCGCAAAGATGCAACATATTTTTGGAATACGCAAACATTTGAGTGATTATTTCACTCATTTAAATGAATTTAAATTTTAAAGCAGGGCTCATGGAAAAAGAAACTATTAACGACCGAGTTCGCTATATCATTGAAAAAGAGGGACATACTATCAGTTCCTTTGCAAGAAAAATAGATATTGGCGACCAAACTATTAGAAGCATTACAAAAGATAGGAATAAACCAAGTTATGAACTCATTGTAAAAATAATAGAGAGTTTTGAATGGGTGGATGCTAATTGGCTTGTGATGGGAGAAAAGAGCGATATGGGTGTAGATAAAAAGAAACTTTACTCCATCATATCGACGCAACAGAAGACCATAGAAAACCAGCAAAAAACAATAGACAGGCTAACAGCAAAACTCGTACAAGAGTTGTCTGAAGAGCCTTCTAAAAAAGTGGCAAGTGTCGGATAATAAAACTGTATCCGAAAGGATAATATATGAGTGAAAATACGGCGTTTTCAACCACGCAAAAATATAAATATACCACTCAAATGTTTGATTATCAAATATTTCCGCAAGGTGTTTAATCGGTAAAAAATCGGTGAAAAGAAGTATATTCAACAAAATACCCCTATTGATTATCAGAGAGTTACGCTATTGTTTTTCCGTCGCCATAATCCAGTCATCCCGACGGAGAAAAGTGCAAGGATTC